TGAAAATCCTTGAAATCCTTAAAATTATCGTACAGGGTTTAATGGACAATCTTTCGTTCAAGAATGAAACCAAAACAGGATATGTTGCATACAACATCTCATAAAGAAAGGTGTACCGTAAAATGAAAGGAGTAATTTAACAGACTGCCAGCGGATTTTAAGCCGATTTGACAGTCTGTTTTTTTTTGTATAAAAATATGTTGTAATCATTCATAGTCGGTGTAATCACCGCTGTATCTACGCATTGCTTCAAGTGCATTGGAATATAGTTCTTCCACTCTCTGAGCTGACTGTATAGCCTCCGTTTTGGCTTTCAGCAGTTCATTTTCTTTTTCCAATTTTTCTCGTTCAAGCTGTTCTTTCAGCGTTCCGAGCTTCAAGTAATGCGTTATCACTTGTGCAGATGCCGTTCCCTCTATCAACTGCTTTTCGGCAAGGTCAACTGCAAGGGCTATCATCTGATTTTCTCTTGCTTCGGGAGAACGGGCAGGTATTTGTTTTGGTCGGTCTGAATATGTATCACTTTGAGTTCGTTTTCTTGCCATTTCAATCCCCCTTTTGCATAGAATATAACGTGTTTTAGATAGCATTTAAAGAGGTTTACAAGACTTTTTACGCAGAAAATTATACCTTGAAAGGAGTGAAGGCTTGTTGAATACGGACTTCCCTGTAAACCCCTTTAAATGTCATCTGAAAACATTTCCTCAAATTATCCGCCGGAGAATTTTTGAAGACCGCTGCGATTATAGGAGGGGGTGCTTTTTTCAGCATACCCCCCTATGTTCAGAATCTCTCCAACAGGATAGTTATACGCTTTTTGTGTCAGATTTTCTGACTTTTTTATATATGTTCATGAAATCGTACTGTATTATTTCATCAATGGCTCTTTCGATTTCCTCTTCATTCTCGGCATCGGACATCTGGTCGGTAGTCCTCGCTATCCTCGCAAGATAACCACAAGAATTATAGCCTTTTTCCACATCAAACAGAAACCATGAATTGAACTGCTTGAACGGATCGTAAGGATTATCGAAAGTTGTCAATCTGCATTCTGCCAATTACAATTCACTCCTTTTCGGTAAGTATGTTGCTGACTGTTGACGGCGAAACACCAAGTGCTTTTGCTATTTCGCTTGTTGTGTAGCCTGAACTGCTCATAGCTCTCGCTTTGCTTTTCTTTGCGTCGCTCACAACCGTTCTGGTACGAGGCGTAGCTCTTTCTTTCAGTTTGTCCATGTCAACGTGATTGAGCATTTGCGACAGTACGTTTTCGGTTATTGCTCCCGATTGTATTGCTTCCCATTCTCTGTCTGTCACTTCAATCGGTGTTCGCTTTGCACCAACTTTCACTCGTGCAGCGGCTAATGATTGCTGTGCTTTCTTCTTTTGCTCTTCTTTTGTCATGTCAGGATACTCCTGTTTCATAGACTTGACAGCGGAATTGGCTATCAACTGAGCTTGTCTTTCTCTTGGTGCGTTCATCAATGCCAAATTGAGCTTGCTTTTCAGTGAATCCACTTCTTTCTGATAAGTTGCCTTTGCTGAAGCGGAATACTCTATTTTACCTGCACTCTTCATCTCTTTACGGGCACTGTTTGCAAGAGCTTTCATCTGATTGGCATACTCCGCATAGGCAAGTTCGGCTTTAGAACGGTAATCAGATACAAGGGTATAGGCATCTTTTGTTTCTGCCATTTGTGTACTCTTTTGTGTACGCATCTTAATTTTGCCCGTTTTCGGATCAGTGTATTCCTCAATAACCTCTTTATAGGATACCTCTCCTGTAAGAGGGTCGATTTTACCCGAACCCTTTCTCTTGGTTATCTGGGTTTCAGACTTTGCACGGGAGATAAGGGTAGATGCACCCTCATGATAGTTTCCGTTTTCGTCGGTACGTCCTTGATAAAGTTTTTTAAGTTCTGCAATTCCGTTGTCCCTCTCACTCTGTTTATAATCAAGACTATGTTTTTCAGCGTCTATGACAACCATAGAATGTCTTACAGCTCTTGCCAATTCATCATTTGTTGCACCTTTTAAAGTCATGTCTGTAATCAGATTTGAAATTTTACCCATTTCAGTTTGGGTATTCTTCATTTTCTTAAAAGTTCCTTCTTTTCTGCCACCGTATTCAAGTTTTGGATCAAAGTCTTTCAGACCTTCAAGCTGTGGCGTAGAAGTTATTCTGACATTTGATTTCGGACTGTTACAAGGAATTACCATAACAGTATCTCCGTCAAAATCTGCACCCGACAATCTCTCTGCGACTTTACTGCTTATTCCGACAGCGTCTTTTGCATTCGCTCCAAGAACGTTCTTTCCTTCTGCTAATTTATTATTCACTTTGAGAATAGGAATTTCAAAAGTTCCTCCATGTGGGTATCTTATCAGAGCAACTGTTTCTCCGTTTTCATAAGTCGGTGCATATACTTCATTCTCGCTTATCGAAGTCATAGGAAGTATGACTTTGTACTTCTGTCTTGGTAATGCAGCGGCTTTCAAATGTACAGCGGCAGCGTCACAATCGCTTGCAAATCCCTCCAACAGTTTCTTTTTAACTGTCGGATTTGTCAAAGAACATATTTCATCATACTCGGACATCTTATCTTCATATTTAAGTTGCTTTTTAATAAGGTCTTCGGGCTGTTTTGAAAGAAACTGTGACGGCAATTTATCGTCCCAATTATCCCAATCACCCTCATCAGACTTTTTATTTATCAAAGACAAATGCTTTTGACCGTTTTCATCTTCATACTCACTCTGACCGTTGGCTTTTATCAAAGTTCCAAAAGGATTTTCGGGGTCGTTCTTTATCTTTTTGAGAACCTCTTTCATAGGCTTGTCCGAGGTTTTATTCGTGTTGAAACGCACATCAATTCCGTCGGGCAAATCATCAGCATAAACCGCCATGCCTTTCAGATAATGCGTTCCGTCAACAAGTATTCTGACCTGGGCATAATGGCTTTCACCCAAGTCCAAATCTTTTACTCCTCTGCGAAGTTCGATAACTCCGTCTTTCTGTAATCCGCCATTTTCTGCATAATTTATCATAAGACGTTTGGAATCAAGACTTGCAGGATATTTGAATGTTTCAAAGGATTCTCCGCCATCTCTTGAAGTATAATCAGTTAAAGAGTGTACATTCTCATAATTATAGACTTCGTTATGTTCCGTACCGGGAGGACAAATAACTTTTAAATTTGTCTGTTTGCCCGGATTTGTAGCCTGTGGAACTCCCACGCCATATATCGGATAGCCCTCCAAATTCAGAATATAAAGTGCCTGATTAAGCCTTTCTTTTGAAATACCCAATTCCCTTTCAGAACCTGCACCTACATCAATCATTCCTTTTTCATCAATGATTTTCTTTAAGGCATTTGCAGTTTTTTGAGCTTCATTCATCTTTGCCTCCGAACTCGCATTCAAAAGCGACCTTACAGAACTGTCGTTATTAAAGCCCATTTCCCTTGCTATCTCGTTCAAAGAATATCCCCTTGACCTCAAAGATTTTGCTTGCTCGACCTGCAAGGCACGTCTTTCATTTTTAGCAATAGACACCAATGTACGAAGTTCCGTAGTATTACTTAATCCCATTTCCTGAGCAATCTCTTTTTCACTCTTGCCCTGCTTTTTCAGCTCATCAACACGGCTTTTGAAATCTCCGCTGTGCTGATATGGTGTTTCGCCCGACCCCCACGGATATCTGCCCGAATGTCTTTTCGTTCCGTAGTGCATTAACTCATCCATAAATTCCTCTAAAATGAAATTCATAACTTATCACTCCTGCTCCTTGATTTTATTGATTATCTTATCGAAAGTAATAATTTTGTCCATTATCGGAACTATGTCCTCTGTACTCGGATTGTGAAATATAATTTCATCATTCTGATAAATCCTCAACTCCATATTGATGTCGCAAGGCTTCATATCGTACTCCAAACAAAAAAGAGCAGCATATATTTCAAGCTGCTCCATGTGTGCATGTGTAACACCTGTTTTTAAATCGTGTATTCTCAACAGTCCGTTACGAAATGATATAGTGTCTGCCGTTCCAAAGCAGTTTCCCGAATAGTACAATATCTGTTCGGGCGTCATTCTGTAACCGATTGCGTCATTAACGTACATATTCAAAGTTTTCTGCGATTTGGGAAGTTTCTGTCCGAGAGTAATACACTGTGCCGCAAAATCGTGAATGACAGTTCCCTTTTGTGCAGCCATGTACTTATTGTAGTATTCCGCAACCTTTTCCTCATCATAGTTTATCCAGTGATACTTGCTCGCACTCAAAAGAGCGTGCTGTCCTTTAAGTGCAAAATGCTTGTTGAAGTTCATTTAATACTTCCTCCTTATTTTCGGGATATATAAATCTTGCAAACGACATTTTGTCAAGCAATCCTATGTAATAATCCTGATTAGGCTGATGTGTCGCATTACTCTCTTTTTTGCATTCGAGAACCGCCCACTTGTCTTTATATAATACCGTCAAATCGGGGATACCCTGTATGTAATTACAGTCATTTTTCATAACGATACAATCAGGAAACATTTGTTTCAAAGTCTTTATCAAACCCGACTGAAATTTGTTTTCAAGCATTCGGCTCACTCCCTTTACACAAAAATATAAAGAGAAAGTGCATATTGCCTCTCTCTTCATAAAAGAGCATGTATTTTTTGCGAACCCCCAAATAAAAAAGAAGCCTATGCCTTTTCAAGCACAGACTTCAAAATTCACATAGTTTTGCTTTGACCTTTAATCGTCATAATCATAAAATTCGTCATAGTCATCAAAATCGGAACCGTCATCAAACTCAATATCAATGCCCGAGAGCCACAGGTAATACGAATCCTCATGCGTTGACATTCCGCACTTATCGCATACAAAACATATATCGCCCTCATACTTCATGGCATTCTTTGCACCGCAATACATACAGTCACCCGACTGAACGGTTCCTTTCATTCTTTCAATAATCTCGTCGTAATCAACCTCTTCCTCGCCCTCGTAGAGTTCCGAATAGTCAATTCCGCTGTCATCTCCGTTATCAAAGATGAACTCTTTTTTCTTACTCAATTTATTTATCTCCTTTCACTGAACTCTGTAAATATCATACATCATTCAGCCTTTAATGTAAAGAGATAAAAAGCCGCTTTATCATCTCCTCCATAATATAACTTGTAAATTTTACGCAGTCTTTACATACACTTCGCCTTTGGCATTTATGTAATACTCTTTTTTCTCGGCGGGCATACGCAGAGAACCGCTCAGCATTTTTCTCATTTCGGAATTACCGCTGTCGTGCAGCGTTTCAAGCAATTTATCAATATCCGCCAAATGCTTTTCTTTGTCGGGAATTTTATAAAACAAATTCTCACCGTTATTGATATTGCCCTGCAATTTTGCAAATGCTGTCAATATCATCTTTTCGCACTTGTCTATATATGCAGTAACATCTTTTTCAACGTATGCGAGATAGTCACTGTCAAAATTCTGGGCATAGTAAACTTCAAGCAGATTGCTCGTCAAATATAAATTCATGGACAGTTCCAAGACCTGCTCCAATTTGAAAGCCTTGTCTATGTCTTTTACAACATCGGCATTTTTGCTTATCGTATGTGTCAAGTCATTCAAATAGAATTCACAGTCCTTAACGGCAATTTTTCTTGCTTCCTGCAAAGTGCTTATGGTAGCAATCTTCTGAGCCTCATTTGACATCAACGCATTGTAATTCTGATATGCATATCTTGTAAAGTTTACGTTGGCTATCAATTCGGCTTTCTTGTCGTCATACAGAAATTCAAGTATCTTGTCAATATCCATTTTCATAACATTCAGCTTGTTATTTATTTGCGACAAAAAATACTGACTTGTTGCAACGGACATAACCGTGAACGTTGATAACACCGCTGTCTGCAATGTCAGACTTCCGACTACATCAGCTTGATACAGCGGTACCTGCATGGCAAATTTTCCGTCCGTACCCCTCAGAGTATTTCCGAAACCGTCTTTCAAATTCGTCAGTGTATACGGTATACCATTAGGCACTCTCATTACATAATACGAATAATTACTTACACTTGACAAAGCCATAGCACTATTTGCCGCAACCGTCATCATAGGCAGCTGACTTGCAAATCCGCTTAATCTCATCTGCTGACTTCTCGTCATACTCAACTTTTTGTATTTCGGGTTATCCTCAATATCCTTAATGTCACAGGGCTTGATTTCAAAATCTCCGTTTTTCTGTAACTCCTGCAAAACCTTTTCCGCTGCAAGAGAAAGTTCATTTTTATTCTGCTCAGACATTTTTTACTCCTCCAAAAATATAAATTCGTTGAGAATATTATACAACATCATTTGCAGAATTAAAAGCCCCTTTTTCTATTATTTGAGGTGAAATTTTGCTTCTGCCCACTTGCCCACTTTTTTTCTTATATTATTATATATTTTTTATTTTTATTATATCGTGTATATATAAAAAAAAGTGGGAAAGTGGGCAGATGCTCAAAAAAGCCCTATTTCAAGCCATTTTTTACTGCCCACTTTTGTTTTTAAAAGTGGGCGAAAAGTGGGCAAGTGGGCGAGAAATTCTATAATTTTCTCATATTTTTCATTATTTTCACCTCAAAAATTCGTCTTGCCCACTTTTCTGCCCGGTTTTGCCCACTTTCTGCCCACTTTCATTTTCAAAAGTGGGCAGAGATTTTACCGCCAAATTCGACCTGTTTTCTTATTCACAAGCGTTATTCTGCCCTCAATTTCAAACCCTGCCAACTCACAAATATCAAAAATCGTATGTAAAAGTTTCTGAAATTTCTCGTCTTCCTTATCGACATTTTTGATTGCTTGATACGCAGTAAGGTCTGTATAACCCTCCGAATTTTTCACTCAGTCTTCCCTCCCGTCCGCACTCATTTCCTCAATATCAATGCCTAAGTCTTTCAGCTTCAATGTACATATCCATATGCCGTCATCTTCCTCAAGCTGATAACGTTCAATGAGTTCATCTACAACAGGGTTGAAATTATAATAAAACTTCTTCAGACGCTGTACGCCAAATCCCAACTGTTCATGCAGCTGCCACAATACCATAGCTTCCAATTCGTTTTTATGCTTTCTGTCGTACTCAGCCATCTGTCTTTTGATTTCCATATTCAAGGCTTTTCTCTCTGCGACAGTAAGGTCTGCTCCAAATATCTTTCTGCCCGATTTCTTAACTCTCATAAAACATACTCTCCTTAGCGAAAAACATAGGTACAGCTATCGTCAGTATGAATGCAAATGCCGTACAGTCACCGTCAACGAGTGTTGAGCTATATCCCAACAGTGCAAGTACCACTGCCATTATTTTATTTTTTATCGAACCTTTCATTTTTAAATCTCCTTTTAAATATCAAAAAAACAAAAAGAGGAAGTTCCGCTATAGAACTCCCCCTCGATTTCGGTTTAGCAATTATTTCTTATTTACGCTCTTTCGTCACATTCTGAATTACAACGCCAAGTATCGAATCGGGCTTAAGATTTCCGTCAAGTTTCATCATTTCCTCGCCAAGTTTGCCGATATTTTCAAGTTATAAGATAGAATTGCTCTCCATTAAAGGATTTGAATTTTATGCGTAAAAATATGAGGATACCCTTTCGAGTACCCCCATATATCAAGCATATTTACTTTTAACACTCAGCCAAAATATCTTTTTATAAATTTTTCATCTATACTGTCAGCACTGATTTCTTCAAGGGGTTCATGTTTTAATGCCACTGAACCCACCTCATGCGTTGAGAATTTCACGAATTTGTTCGTCACTCATACCTCTTCTACGCATTTTTTCAACGATTTGGTTCATACCTTTCTGGATACCTTTTTGAATGCCCCTTTCCTCACCCGTCAAATATCCACGCTCATAATTTTCTTCCATAAGCGTATTATAATCATACAAAGCCTTTTGACGTGCAGTGTATTCAAGACGTTTTTGCTGGTCAGCACTGATTTCTTCAAGAGTTTCATAAGCAGTTTTCAAGTATTCATTCTCTTTTGATAACATCTCAAACTCCTCCTTATCCTCCGCTTTAATGAACTTTATCCAGTCATAAAGGTCTGTGCCGTCATCGGTCTTGGGTAGTTTCGGAAGTTCTACTATATGTATCTCCATAATATCAGTGTATTTGATATGCTCTGTGTCCTCTCTCAAATGATACACTGTATGAAAACGCTTGGTTTCTTTCATATACTCAAAGTCGAGAATATTTATTCCGATACACTTCTTTATGTTAGTGTACTTCTTATTTATCCCGACCTGCTCAACAAGCATTTTCGATACATAAAATGTACTTCTGTCAGCCCATGCCGACATATAGGCAAGCTGTATCTCAATATCAATTTCTGTGTTGTCGTTCATAGTAAGTCTGACATCAAGAATGCCCTGCTTTTCGTCTTCATGAATTTTCGGCAGGTTTGTATTCAGTAAAACTGTCGATTTTACACTTTCGGGCGAAATATCCAGAACGGCACTGATAAAACCTTTACGAACAATATCATTTCTCATAAGTTCCTTAAAAGCAAAGTCAATTTTTGGCGACATTATGAAATTATCCATTGTCATCATCTCCTACAATTATTTTACCACAATCCACTTACTTTTTCAACAGATTTTTCAAATATCATTCTCTTTCCTGTTTATACTCAACTCAGTTTTGAACCCGTTAGGATAACGCTTTCTCAACTTATCGACATTCATCTGAAATATCTTCTCCAAGTCGTAACCGATGGCGTCTGCACTCACTGCAAGATACCATGCAATATCACCAAGTTCTTTGGCTATATGCTCTTTATCGAGTTCATGCCCCTGAAACAAGTGCTTTTTCAGAATATCAATAGCTTCTCCTGCCTCACCGTTCAAGCCCATAAGACCGTTTAATATACGAGGATATGCATTATTTCCTCCTGCTTCTGCCCTCAATGCGTTCTGCTGGTACTCGTTAATTGTCATTTACATCACCTCTTAACGTTATTATCTCACTCAACGGCAAACCCTCTATCCACTTACAAAAATCTCTCCATTCATCAAGTTTATGGTCTTTTCTGCTGTGATAGATGTTAGCCAGCACTTCATAATTCAGCATGACTGTTCTTTTTTGGTTATACGAGGACGGTAACAACTGTATCATCTGCCACCAATATTTTTTGTTTTTGGTTTCCGAATATAAAGAACGAGCCCTATTCAATTCGTCCAATATATAGACAAAAGTATTGTATGTATGAATATCGTCCTCCAAATGTTCACACGAAAAATCGTCAAGCGTAAACGGCTTTTCGTGTATTTTATGCATGGTCGAACAACTATTAGCCACCGTCCCGACTTTATATGTATCAAAAATATCACTTATCCTTTCGTACTATAAAAACTTGTTTCATTGAATTTTTTCTTATTCATCAATGCCTTACTGATGGCAAGGTCTATCCCCGAACGGCTTTTCAGGTGATAGAAATATAAATCATGGTAAGGCGTATTTAACCTGTCGATACGTCCGCTTGCCTGCACCATCACCTTATATGAATAATTTTGTGAGTAAAATATAATGGTATCGGTTTTTATGCAGTTCCAACCCTCTGCACCTGCCGTATATTGTACCAAATATATCCATTTATCGCTCTCGGGTATGGGCTGATGTGCATGTCCGTTCCACCCCGCTACCTCGACATTTTCACCGTAATATAAATTTTTCAATATAATCAGCTCATAGTCAAAGTTATAGAATATAATTGCTCTCGGGTGCTTTTCCAAAAGTTCAAGCAAAGCGGTCTGTCGGCTTTCATCTTCATTTACAGCTCTACGCAACGCATAACAATACTCTCCTGCGTTCTGTATCGGCTCATTTTTCCATATATCCCAGCGATTTCGGCATATATCTTTATACTTACTCACGTCATAGCCGACATAAATATCTTCATTATGTGATACAGTCTGACGTTTGAAGTCCATGTTCACCAAAATATTATTCCTCAAACGAATTAAACGTCCCGTATTCAAATATCTGTCAACAACAGGAAATTTTGTAAACCGCTTATATACTATATGCTCACGGGCAAACTCTGTTTTATTCTTATAAAAGCCGTTTGCTATGAATACGGGAATGTAGTCCTCCCACTTATCTCCCGGAGTGGCTGACAATAATATCCATTGGTTATTTTTGGTTATCGTCAAAAACGACTTCACCCATGCCCCCGAACCGACTACCCTTTGTTCGTCAAATATAAAAAATGCATTCTTCACGTCTGTATATTTTTTGATATTGTTCCAGCTGTCTATGGCAACCTCGTTTTGATATAAATTTACCTCTTTATTCGTCGAGAGCAAAAAGGGGCTTAATTCACTCTCCCATTCAAACGTGTCACGTTTTCGGGCAGTGGTGATAATATATAAGTCTTGTGGCGGGTCACCCATAGCTATGTAATTTTCTGTGAATAATGCTCCGTCATTCTCAATATAATAGTATGCAAGGGCGGTGCGGGACTTTCCGCTACCGACACCTCCGCATAATATACACCCGTTTTTCATCTGTCTGACGGCTTTTTTCTGATAGTCATACAAATCTATTCCTAACATACCCGACCTCAAAACAACGGTATTTCGTCATCCGGAAATTCCTCTCCGGCATATTTATCCGCAAAGTCATCTTCTTCGATAACGGCATACATTGTTTTTAAATATGCCTTTATGCCCGACTTTCCGCCGACCTCCCAGCAATACGGTCTGATGACTAAGTCGATGTTGGTTATATCGGCATCATCAAGATTTTTGATACTATCTTTATCAAGCAAGGTTTTCTTTTTTCTCGTAACCATATAGACCTTTGGGGGAAAATTATCATATTTCACAGCCACAGGAATATAATAACGTTGCTCCTCGTCTTCGTCACGGCGTTTGAGAGGTTTGACCAGCCAACCTATATTTTTCAGTTTTTCTGCTTCATCGACATTATCAATAACAACACCGAAGTTTCTGTTGCCCTTACGATTGAACTCGGTTTCTCTTCCCTCAAAATTTCTGAATATAATTTTCGCATTCTCAATAACTAAATTATTTACATTATTTCTCATTTTTATAATCTCCTTTCTTAAAACGGCAATATACCGTTATTGTTTTTGTCATAGGGGGTGTCCGACACAAACCACTCGAAATCCCCGTACTGTTCGATACTTTTCACTGCTTTGTCGCAAAGCGTCTGATAATAGGTTTTGTCTATGCAGTCCTCTTTTTCAAGCACCTTCACCATTTCGGCTTCAAGCCATCTGTAACCCTTTGCACCCGTGGCGGAATAGTATTTTCCGTCTTTCTCACGGCATAAAAGTCCTCCTCCGCAACCCGATTTTATGGGGCAAAAACTTCCGACCTTCCCGATAAAGTGATAATTATGCTCATTTTCATCAAGATTTTCATTCAAATCCAAATATAATGCCGTGCTGACCGATTTCGTTTCGCACATATCCTCAAAGTTAATTTTTTCTTTGCTGAACAGGCTCTTGAATATATAAGGCACTTGGAATTGTGTGCCTGTTGCTGTCCATTGACCTGTTTTTTTACCGTCTTTGTAACGGGCGATATATACAGCGTCATTCACCAGACACATTCTGTCATAGGTCGCCTCATGCTCGAAATTATAGCCGTATTTTTTTCCGTAGTCCATGACAAAATTTATGATTTTCTCGTCAGCGTCGGGAATTTTAATGCTGTCGGTTTTGATATGGGCGACGGTATATCCCAAATTTTGGACTTCATGCTTTAAATTTATCATAAACAATGCCCCTCGTTTCGCAACGATATTATCAATATTTCTCTTGTCACGGAACGGATTGTCAAAATTGGCAGATGTAAGCCCGTAAACCGAATTTATCGCAATTTTTAAGGCTTGGGCAAGGTCGGAGGCACTCTCCTCATCGGTCAAATATTTCGACAATGCACCGTTCAGCATGGTTTTGGCTCTCTTAAAATCCTTATGCTTGATGGCAATACGTGCGTCAAGAATATCTTTAAACCTTTGTGTGTATTCGTCACCAAATAAATTTTCGGCAACAATAGATGACGGGTGCATACTGGCAATATCCAACAGGGCGACATTTCCGTAAATGCCCGGCTCGGCATAGACGTAACCGCCCTCTCCAACCTCCTCGCCCCTGTAGGTCGATTTGCCGTTCTCGAATTTGTATTCGGGAAATATCGGTCTGTTTTTCTCGTCAAATACGGTATAATCGCCTGCAAACTCTCCGCTCATATTTCTGTATTGGAATTTACTCTGAGGGTGCTTGTCACTGCCGAATATAATGCGAGTGGTCAGACTGTTGGTTGTGTCATTTACAGTCATTCCTGCCACGTCTGCCAATATTTGCCGTGCCGTGAAATCGGCTTTTCGGGCATTGAATACCGCCTCTGTCGCTCTCACGTCATTTTCACAATATTCAGCTACTTTATTCCACAAATTTTCGGCTACGGGCTTATCCCATGCCAATCCCAATTCTTGATGATGTATGCCCAGCTCGATTTCAAATTTTTTCAAGCTCTGTTTTTTGCTTGAAAAGTCATATACATCGGTATATGAAACATTATATGCTTCACCAAAAAAACAATTTTTCTCGCCCGACACAATTTTCTGAGATAATTTATACAACTGTTCGTTGTTATACCCCATCAGACACGCATACAGCAAATGATTATCATACCTGCGGCAGTTAAACCCGACTAATCTGAATTTCAAGAGATTTTCAATATCAAGCCTTGACGGGTTTATCATTCTCACAACAGGCTTATTATCGCCCTCGATTTTGTAGCATACAACAAACAGGTTCGGAAACACTTCGGTATCAAAAAATATCATTTTCTCATTACTCTCAGTATTTTCCGAAATATCATCAGACTTAAAATGCATTTTGCTTATCAGTTTTAAGCAGTAGTCACTTTGATTTGTGCTGTTCGCACCGAACGCAACCACCGCATTTCTCATGTCCGACACGTCATAGTGAACCCCTCTGTTATAAGCGTCCTCCAACGTTTTGTAAATAAAATCAACGCTCGGCTTGGTGCTTGCATGGTATTCTTTGCACAAATTTTTCTTGATGATAGTTCTTATCGCTTTCTCATTTTTTATACCATCAAAATTTATCATTTTTTCCTCACTCCTCAACGGCAGTCCCGAATTTATCATGGCTATCGGCAGATTATTGCATTTCGTGAGCTTTCTCCTCAATGATGACTTCCCCGTGAAAACCTTTATTTCAACATGGTCATCATAGATACGGCTCAATTTATTCACGTCACCGTTATAAATATAATGCAGGTGAATGCCCGCACCGCTCTTGCTGAGTTCCGCATAGGTCTTTGGAAATCGGCTGGCGTATTCGAGATTTTTGGCAAAGGACTTGTTGCCGTTCTCGTCGGGTATGTCAAAATCAATGACTATGTGATTTTCGGGCACTCTCACATAATGCACTTCACTTGTCTTTATATCCGCAAGCTTTGTATTGACATTGTCCCATTTTTGTGAGGGAAGACCGTCATCATTGGCATATTGTGCAGGGTAGTCCTTGCACATTTCGTCAAATGCAGACACATTCCCTTTGAAGTCGATTTTGTAAATATCATTCTCACTCGTATCACTCACGACTTCAAATTTATCCGTCTTGAACCCCGAATAATAACTTCTCACTCTCGTGCCGTCGGAAAGTGTATATCTCTCACTGTATTCAGCAAAATAATTCTTCAATTCCTCTTTAAACAGCTTTTGAGAATACGGATATAACACCCTTGCTTCCTCACAATAAGATTTGTACATCTCCCAAGCGGATTTCAGTGAGGTGCAGTCCTCTTTCTCGAAAATATAATAATTCTCCATAATAAAATTATAGAAGTCATTCGTAGCCCCAAGCATGGCGGTCGGAATATAATTGTCATACAAGTGCTTATTATTCTCATAAATTTCAAGACAGTGAAACGCTATTGCACCAAGTTCAAACTGTATTTTATTGACAATGTCGTTGTATTCGTTTACATTGAGCTTATTTCCCGACGGCGTAACG